TTTCAGTCTCAGTCTATTATGGAGACTTTCCCGGCCGGTGGCCCCGTCCGAACCCATATTGAGGGTAAGGTCACACCAGAGAAAGAGAAGCAGGCCCTTCGAGTTAAGAATGATCTAAACTATCATTTGACTAAAAAGATGAGTGAGTACCGTTCCGAGCATGAACGGCTGCTGTTTAACCTTCCCTTGGCTGGGGCCGCGTTTAAGAAGGTGTATTTTGACCCTTCTTTCGGGCGCCCTGTAGCAATGTTTGTGCCAGCAGAAGATTTAGTGGCGCCATATGGGGCTTCTGATTTGTTTTCCTGCCCCCGCTATACCCACATTATGTATAAATATCCTAATGAATTGAAGAAGTTGCAGGTTTCAGGGTTCTATAGGGACATTGATTTGCCCGAACCCGTAACGCAGATCAGTCAAATTCAGCAGAGTAAGAATGAATTGACGGGCGAGACTGAGGCTAATGCTGATGATCGCCACCAACTCCTTGAAATGCACGTCGAATTGGACATTGAAGGGTTTGAGGACAAGGGGGAGGACGGCGAACCTACGGGTATTGCCCTTCCTTACGTTGTCACTATTGATCGCCAGAGTGGTTTGGTGCTGTCTATCTATCGGAACTGGCGCCAGGATGATCCGCTGAAGCTGAAGCGGATGCACTTCGTTCAATATGGGTATGTTCCTGGGTTTGGGTTCTATGCCTTTGGTTTGATTCATTTGATTGGTGGTATTGCCAAGTCTGCCACGTCTATTCTTCGGCAGCTTGTGGATGCCGGGACGTTGGCTAACCTCCCGGCTGGTTTGAAGGCTCGTGGATTGAGGATTAAGGGCGATAGTACGCCTTTGATGCCGGGTGAATTTAGGGACGTTGATGTTCCTTCTGGCGCCATTAAGGACGCTATTACCTTCCTTCCGTACAAAGAGCCCTCTCAGGTGCTTGCCGCCCTATTGGGGACTATGGTGGAAGAGGGGCGCCGGTTTGCTTCTATTGCTGACTTGCAGATTGGGGACTCGAATCAACAGGCCCCGGTAGGCACCACGCTTGCTCTTATGGAGCGGGCGATGAAGGTTATGTCTGCCGTCCAAGCGAGGCTCCATGCTTCCTTGGCGCAGGAGTTGGATATTCTGGTCGAGATTATCAAGACCCACGCGCCTGATGAATATGAGTATGAGACTGATCCAGGCGCTACCCGTGGTAAGGATTATGATGACCGGGTAGATGTGATTCCAGTTACCGACCCTAACGCGGCTTCTTTGTCGCAGCGGGTGGTTCAATATCAGGCAGCCCTACAGTTGGCGGCACAAGCCCCGAATATGTATGACTTGCCTGAACTGCATCGGCAGATGCTCGCTGTGCTTGGTATCAATGATATTGACAAAATTATCCCTTCGACCAAAGACAAACGGCCTGCCGACCCCATTTCTGAGAATATGGATATTCTGAACGGCAAGCCCGTCAAGGCGTTCATTTATCAGGATCACGAAGCCCATATCCAGGCCCATATGTCTGCCATGCAGAACCCTCGTATTATGGCGCTGGTGGGGCAGAACCCGATGGCAGGCTCTATCCAGGCCGCTATGATGGCCCATATCAATGAGCATATCGCCTTCCAGTATCGCCGGGAGATTGAAGAGCAGCTTGGTGTGCAGTTGCCAGAGCCTAATGCTGAATTGCCGGAAGATGTGGAAGTGATGCTGTCTAAGCTGGTTGCCGAGGCTTCTAATCGCCTTCTTGCTAAGGATCAGGCAGAGGCGCAACAGCAGCAGATTCAACAGCAGATGCAAGACCCGGTGGTTCAAGCGCAGATGCAGGACGCTCAGAATAAGGCTATGGAAGTCCAGCGCAAGATTGCTAAAGATCAAGCTGACAATATGGCAAAGGCGGATCAGCGGCAAATTGAGCGTGATCGGATTGAGTCTCAGGAGCGTATTGCCGGGGTTAATGCCGGGATCAAGGCATCAAACGAGCGCGACAAGAACATCTTGACTGCCGATAAGAATAAAGCTGATGCAACGCTGGCTGGGTTTAAGGCCGGTCAGGAAATGATGAGGGGCCTCAATGGATCAGTTTGAGGACGGCATTCTTGTTGCGGTGAGGAAGAAAATTCGCGCGACCATGGATCAAATTGCAGACAACATTGCCTGCGGTGGTTGCGTTTCATTTGAGGAATATAAACGCCAGACCGGGATTATCGAAGGTTTGGCGCTTGCGGAACGGGAACTCCTTGATTTACTTGAAAAATATCAGGAGTCCTAAGTATTCATCCCATAGTGGGATGCAGGGCGCTTACCAGCCCTTAATTGGTATGCGATGGGTGTAGTAATGGAATTGGACTATAAGAAGATTGACCTGAATGATTTGAAGTTGGATTCAGGTATTGAAGGTAAGCCGAATGTGTTGCCCGACCCGAAGGGCTACAAGATGCTTATTATTTTGCCAGAGTTTGAGGAAAAGACTTCTGGCGGTGTTCTCCTTCCTGGGCAGGCGCTTGAGCGTGAACAAACCGCTTCTGTGGTTGGGTTTGTGCTGAAGATGGGCGACCTTTGCTACAAGGACGAGAATAAGTTTCCCACGGGGCCTTGGTGCCAGGAAGGGGATTGGGTCGTATTCCGGGCCTATTCCGGTTCCCGCATTAAGATTCATGGCCGGGAGTTTCGTCTAATCAATGACGATACTGTAGAGGCCGTGGTGGATGATCCGAGGGGGATTTACCGCGCATGAGCGACATTGAAGATAAGGACGCCGAGGCGCCTGAATTTGAAATCATTGTGGAGGATGATACCCCGGAGGCCGATAAGGGCCGGGTTGTTGCTCCTGAGCAAACCGAGTCCGACGACGATATTAAGGTCGGGGACGACGAAGCTACACGATACAATAAAGATGTTCAGAAGCGGATTAAGGACTTGTCCTTTAAGGCCCATTCTGAACGCCGGGCCAAGGAAGCTGCTGCCAAAGAACGCGATGAGGCGGTTCGCTTTGCCCAAACTCTTATGGAGAAAAACAAGCAACTAGAGAATCTAAGGGTTTCTCAGGAAACCGCTCTGGTTGAACAGGCAAAGGGCCGGTCTGAATCTCAGATTAGCCTTTTGAAGCGGGCCGCAAAGGAAGCCTTTGAGGCTGGCGATACCGAGAAGTTCATGGAGTTTAATGAGCAACTTCAAAGGTCTATCGTTGAGAATGAACGGTATAAAGGTTATCGGGCGCCGGAGCCTGAAGCCCAAGTTCATCAACTTCCTCCCCCACCGCCAAAGCCAGATGCCAAGGCCGAGAAATGGTATGAGGCCAATAGTAATTGGTTCCAGGCCGAAGGTGATCTGGAAGAAGAAATGACCGCTTATGCTTTCGGTGTGTCAGACATTCTAAGAAAAAAAGATGTTGACCCCCGTTCTGATAAGTATTATGAAGAAATTGACGCTAGAGTTCGTCAAAGATTTCCCGAATACTTTGGGAAACAGTCTGAGTCGGTAAGTTACGCGACGACTAAGGCTCCATCGGTAGTGGCCCCCGCTGGTCGGGCGGTCAAGAATGCTACCCGCCAAGTGCGTATATCTGAGTCCACCATGCGGTTTATCCGCAAAGCTGGAATCACGCCCCAACAATACGTTGAGCAATACATGAAGGATAACCCCAATGGCTGATCGCACTCCCCGTTCCCTTGATCTCCGTGAGAATGCGGAGCGCATTAAGGCTTGGGCGCCCCCTTCAATTCTGCCTGATCCAACCCCGCAAGAAGGATATACTTTCCGCTGGATTCGCATTGGATACGCTGGCCAATCAGATAAGATCAACGCTTCGGCTCAATTCCGGCAGGGCTATGAACCTGTCCGTGCAGAGGATCACCCGGAGTTGCAAATTCGGCCAGATAAGGGCGAGTATGAAAATAATGTCGTTATTGGCGACCTTATTCTTTGTAAAGCGCCAACGGAAATTATCAAACAGCGGCAGGCTCATTATCAACGACTCACTGATTCTCAGATTGAGGGTGTGGATAATAGTCTATTCAGTCAGAATGATCCTCGTGCGCCGCTGCTCCGTGCTGAACGGGCATCAAGCGTCATGAGGCACCGTTGATATGGGAATGGTCCTGTATCAATTCTCAATTTTTTTCTGAAAGGAAAAGTAGATGGCTCTTACATCTGCTCCGTATGGGCTTCAGCCCATTAACCTTTTGGGTGGGCAAGGCTTTGCTGGTTCGACTCGGTTGTATTCGATTCCGTCCGGCTTGGCTGTGAACATTCAAACTGGTGATCCGGTTATTGTCGTTAATACTGGCTCCACGCGCGGCACGATTACCCGCATGAACACCACCACGACTGCTACTACCGTGACTTCCACGGGCGGTGGCTTTGGTTTTGTTGGTGTGTTTGTGGGCTGCACCTACACCGATCCGGTGTTTGGTAAGATTTTCCGTCAAACCTATGTTTCTGGTACGGTTGCTTCGGACATTCAGGCTTATGTCGTGGATGATCCTGACGCCATGTTCCAGATTCAGGCTGATGGTTCTCTTGGTCAGACTGCGCTTGGTTGTAATGCGTCCCTGATTCAAACGCGCGCTGGTAGTTCTGGTTACTTCGCTTCTGGCCTTGCGTTGCAGGCTTCGAGCGTTGCCACCACTGCCACGCTTCCGCTGCGAATTGTGGATTATGTAACCATTGGCGATGCCTTTACTGATGTGGTGGTGCGTATCAACACCCACTTCCATCGGTCAGGCAATACCGGCATTGCCGGTACAGCGGCGTCGTAAGGAGGGCTGAGATATGGCTATTAGTCGCGCACAGCTTCTTAAAGAACTGCTGCCGGGTTTGAACAAGCTGTTTGGCTTGGAATATAACCGCTATGGTGAACAGCATAAGGAAATCTACGAGGTGGAAACCTCGGAGCGCGCCTTTGAAGAAGAAGTGAAACTTTCTGGCTTCGGGGCCGCGCCCGTGAAGAACGAAGGTATGCCGATTGCGTATGATAACGCGCAAGAAGCGTTCATTTCTCGCTACAACCACGAGACGATTGCCCTTGGTTTCTCCCTCACGGAAGAAGCCTTTGAGGACAATCTGTATGAAAGCCTCTCGATCCGCTACACGAAGGCCCTGGCTCGCGCTATGGCTTACACGAAGCAGATCAAGGCCGCTGCCCTGCTTAACAATGGTTTCACCACCTACCAGTCTGGTGACGGTGTGACCATGTTTAACACGGCGCACCCGCTGGTTGGCGGTGGCGTCAATAGCAATCGTCCTACGACTGGCGCAGATTTGAATGAAACCTCCCTTGAGGCGGCGGTAATTCAGATGAGCCTTTGGACGGACGAGCGCGGTCTGCTGATTGCAGCCAAGCCGCGTAAGCTGATTGTCCCGACGCAGCTTCAGTTCACCGCTACTCGCTTGCTGGAAACGGAACTCCGTGTCGGCACGGCGGATAACGATATTAACGCGCTGAAGAACAACGGTTCTATTCCTGAAGGCTATACGGTCAATTACTTCCTGACTGATCCGAATGCTTGGTTCCTTAAGACTGACGTTCCGAATGGCATGAAGCACTTTGTTCGTGTGTCTCAGGAAACCAAGAGTGACGGTGATTTCGACACGGGTAACATTCGCTGGAAGGCTCGTGAGCGGTATTCCTTCGGAGTCTCGGACGCTCTCGGCATCTTTGGAAGCCCAGGAAGTTCGTAATAAAATCAAGTAGTTAAACATTGGAGAGCCCCTAATTTGGGGCTCTCTTTTTTTGTCTTGACAATTTAATACAAAAATTTGTAGTTTCAGCCCATCGCCAATCATCATACGGAGATTGAAAATGAAGGGCAAATTTATCTACAAAATCATCAATACGGTTAATGGGAAATTTTATGTAGGAAGCACTACAAATTCCTACGAACGATTTAGAAATCATAGGAAAATGCTTCGCGGGTCCAGGCACCATTGTAAGCATTTGCAGGCATCATGGAATAAATATGGTGAAGATGCTTTTGTTTTTACAATTGTTAAAACTCTAGATAATGATGCAAATTTATTTGCGGCCGAAGAATCATGGCTGAATGAGCATTTCGGCAAGCCCTACTGCTACAATTCTGGAAAATCGGCCTACGCCCCCATGAGGGGGCTTATGGGGCCGGATAATCCATCATTTGGGAAAATTATTTCTCAGGAACAGCGAGAAGCCATATCTCAAAAACTAAAAGAATTTTATGCTGCTGATCCGGCCAATCATCCTCGTTATGGAAAGCGCCATACACCCGAGACTATTGAGAAAATTAAACTCAGCAGAAAGGGAAAAATGGCAGGGGAAAACCACTATAGGTATGGGAAAACCCTATCAGATGAAGTGAAGCAGAAAATTAGTGCCGCCCAGAAGGGCGCTAAGCGCGGCCCAAAGATCATCACAGAGGAGGGCCGTCGCCGTATAGCTGAGGCTGCGGCACGGGGTAGCTACAGCCACCAAAAGGGCAAGAAGCGTCCCCAGGAGATTATTGATAAAATCAAAAAGAAAATTCGGGCGCTACCAGAAAACATAGTTTTCAATTCGGTGAACGAGGCGCTTGCTTATTACAACATCAAATCCCCTACCCTCAACCGGTCAATTAAGACCGGCAAGCCAATCAAGAAGGGAAGGTTGACCGGAGTTAGTTTTCAATACGCCTGAAGAAAGGGGGCTTCGGCCCCCTTTTTTATCAATAAAGACCTTGCTTTTATTTTTGAAACCACACTATAAGCAAGTAACCGGGTTTAACTCGTCATACCAACTGCCCCGGCAGACAAGCACAGATGGTATGATTGTTGTGCAGGAGTTTTAGCGATGGCGTTCACGACATTTTCTGGTCCAGTACGTTCCGGCCCTAACAGGGAAGGCGCTGGCCGCAATACTGGTCTTGTTGTTCTTACTCAGTCTTATGACACTGGTGTTGTCACGGCTGCTGTCGGTAACGTAGATGCTCAGATGGGTATTCTGCCGCAGGGTTCACAGATTGTGAACATTCTCATAGATCAGGTTGTTGTTCCGGGTGGTTCTTCCACTTCCACGATTTCTGTTGGTAATGCTTCTGGTGGCGCTCAGTTGTCGGCGGCTGTAGTAACCACGGCTGGTGGTCGCTTTACTGGCACTACAACGGCTGCAACGCAGCTTGCTTGGCAGACCTCCACTACGGCTGATACTCCGCTGTGGGTGCGTTATGCGGTGGGTACGGCTGCTGGTGTTGGTCGTGCGATCATCACGGTTGTTTATGTCCAGCGTACCGAAACTGGCGCTCAGAATCCTCCGTCTAGCTTGTAATGGTTTGAGGGGGGCTTATGCCCCCTTCTTTGGATTAGGAGAGATATAATGCGTCCTGCTGTTTATACAGTTACGGGAACCCAGCAATCAGATGTATATACGCCTAGTGAGCGTGTGACTCCCTTTAATGTGGGCCTTGGCGTTACGGTTACTGGCACCAGCAACTATACTGTCCAATATACCTTTGATAATGTGTTTGCATCAAACTACAGCCCGGCATCGGGGAATTGGGTCAACCATCCATCATTGACGGGGCTTACTGCTTCGGCTGATTCTAATATCGCGTATCCGGTTCGGGGTATTAGGATCATTGCAAACTCTGGTGCTGGCTCTGCAAGGTTGACGGTTATTC